GTGCATTGTCCAAATGTCTAACGTAAATTTCCGGTAAACTCAGCACATGCGTTATTGCTAATTTGTGTACCCGCATCTCGTCAATTTTTTCTTTGTCGTTTGACTTCACTAAATGCCAGTTGTCGTCTAAGAATGTCTTCTGTAACTCAAGGTCTGCTTTTAATATTTTCCACAACCTCGATGTGTCTAGGTCTTTTAAGACCGATTCGCAATCATGTATCCTTTCCAGGATTTGTTGTCTCTTCATTCTCTTCCTCCTCTGTTAGTGCTTGACTCGCTTCTAGAGCTACTTGGATTTCCTTTAACTCTTGCTCGTCTTGTTCCGCTTGCTTTTCGCTCATCTTATCAAACGCCCTTGTCTGCATATCCGGCTTAATGTTCAACTGTGATAGTATCTGAGCCTGTTCTGTATCCTTTAAGTCTTTGAATTTCGGGAATGATTTCTCCGGTGGAGATGGCGGTCTTGGTTTCGGCATCTCATAGAACTCTTCGGCATTCTGTATGTCTAGCTCTTGGTAGAATCTCTTGTAAGCGTTCACCATCGTATTCGGAGTTATGATACCCATCTGCAACGCGATCGGATTTGTCTGGGACTCCATTACCATTTGAGCTTTCTGAATCCGTACTTGCGGATTTGAGTTTTGGTCATTGCCCCGGATAGTTATCTTGTACCTACCCTGGCTTTCTTCTTTTGATATCTTTATCTTCTCCCAACCATCCTTACCAAAATAAGCGAACTCATAGTCATCGTCACCGTACTGACACCACAATTCCCATATCCAGTTAAACAACTCTTCGTGTGATGTTTTGAACATACGAGCGTCCAATGAGAATACGTTCTGCATCGACATCGCCTGTAAATCAACTTCACCGCGAGTTCTTGGTTGCCGTCTGTTAATCATAGACTGTAAGGTATAATCAGTCTGCCCGACCAACTCAGTCGCCTTCGACTCAAGGATCATCTGCTCTCTCTCATAAGAGAAATCAACATTCGGATTGTGGCGATTCATATCAGCCATCACATCATTGAGTGGTGTCATCCCGTGTACCGGAATGCCTTGCCCAAATATGAATTGAGTCGTCTGTGGATTAACCATCCCGGCACGATATAAAAAGAGCGGTGAGTTGGTCAACGTCTGACGGTCTATCTTCTGCATGTGCTGAATATCAATCTCTTTTACGATGTCCTCAAGGATTTCAGCTAACGGTCTATGCGCGAACCATCTATCGTCTCTTAGTTCGTAGAATAATTTAACAATCGGGAAATTACCGGAGAACTCCGGCAGTGTCGTCCCTCTTAATACAACATTGAAATCCGGGGCAACGGTGAGAACACACTTCTCTTCTTTCTTGTCACCGTTGACATCGTGCCAACAGTATGATTCCCATATACGGATTTGGTTGTCTCTGTTGAGTCTCTCTATTCCCTCTTTTGAATCCTTCTCTTCATCAAGAGAACTGTAATCGTCACTCGTTTTATTCTTGGATGATTTTATCTTAGCGACTGCGTCTGCGTCCCATCCGTTGTTTATTCTTGCCTCAACCTCATTCATGGAAAGGAAGAACTCATGGACTCCGTACTGTAATCTCTTCGGGTTATATCCGGAAGATGTCGGAACGTAAAAGCGAGATGGTTCTACAAATGCAACATCGGGGAAATTATAGATTACATCATCGACCTCTATCTTGAGTCTGAATGTGCCGGACAGTATCTTCTTGACCGCTTCCTTCACCGCTGCGTAATTCTTCGCCCAAACGTAATCGTTTCGGTCAATGCTCACCTTATCAGCGACCGCTTCAATTATTTCATCCTCTGTACGCTCTAACGAGTAAAGCCACATAACTTCTTTTAATGGTAAGTCATCTATCTTTAAATCTTCGATGCGAGTCGTTATCTCAAGCCTCCAATACGGCTTCGCTAGATAGAATCCCTGCTCCAACATACGGTCTGCAAGGATAACTGACTTTGGCTCCATCCCGATAATATCAACAACTAAATGGTCAAGGAATTTTTCTATCTTCCGTGCGATTTCCCAACTACCATTATAGTTCGGGACTACTTGGACTACCGGACGAATTGAATAAACAATATTCACAAGAGATGCCTTAATCTTACGGATGAATATCTCAAGTGTCGGCATCCTTATGTTTGAGCAATTAGCAAATGGGAATGACTTCGCCTTCTTTACTCTCATGCGGAGTTTATACCATTTCTTTTGGTTCTCATTCCACTCGGTTACCGCTCCCGCAGATTCATCAACCATCGAGCGGACTTTGCTTATGATGGGGTCATCCCCACGCCCCTCTTTTACTTGCTTTTGCTCTGTCGCATATTTAACTGACATAGTGTCTCCGATTTATTTTCGTTTTAAAAACATCTCTTGCTGTTTTCTAAATTCTGGAACAGCTTTAAATATTGGCGCATCATCAAATTTCTGCCCACCGCGTTTTTCCCAGTAATCCCTAAAACCCAAACCAGTCCCCTCTGCTACATCACACGACTCACAAGTTTGTGGGTTTTCTTTAGAACCCTTACAACACTTTGGAACCTTACCACCGTCCAAAACTGTATTACCGTGGTTAACACCAACATGTAAAGGTTGTTCCATATAGTAGAAATCAAGAGAATCTACTAATTTATTTATTCTGTTATATCTTGGTGCATCATCTGGGAACATTACCGGGTCAGCAGTAACTGGTCTTAATATTACATTCCATCCATTATCACGAGCTTGTTTAGCCCATTCTAACCTTGCGATAGTTTCTGGTAGTGGGTGCCAACCAGATACCGTCACATTTATAATTGTCTTGTCTTGGAGACTATGTTTTTGCGGAGGTTTATGATATGCTGATGAATAAACAGATAATGTCCGTATATCGCTTTTGTTGAGGGCATCTAGAACTTTTTTATCTGATAGCCACGCCCCACCGTCTGTATCTACCCCCAGTCTTATATCTTGACCTTTTGCATTCTGTAATTTTGCAAATACTCTTGCCCCCCTTGGTGCTTGTCTAACCCCAACAGAAAAGTTTTCCCCCTTACCGCTACTAGCGGGATAGAAATTTATAGCATATTCTTTAAATGAACTTCTCGTTGCTTCAATATCTCTTCCATGAGATTCCCAATAATCTTTTATCGTTTTGTATAAATCTGATTCTTTGCGTAGACCAATTGTTGATTCTCCAGTGGCAACATCACGCCCCTTAGATTTACCAATTACTGATGCATAACAAGCGGGCTTACCGGAACCTTCCCTAGAATAACAAGCACCTATATCGAGTTCATTAGCTCTGCAATATTCACCACGCCCACACCCAAAAGCATCATATGTATTGCGACCTTGTTGGAAAGAAGGATTAGCGTATTGCATTTTTTCATTACCATACATTCCCTCTTTATTAGCTTTATATCTTAACGCTTGCCTTTTATCATCGACAACTGTTGGATCAAGCCACTTTATCTTTTTACCTTTTTCAACTGCATCAATAATATCTTCCGCTCTATCACCGTCATATATTGGTATGTCTGGATGCTTTTGAACTTCTTGGTATATATTTTTACCCTTTACTTTATCTCCTCTTAAAAATCTTCCCTCTTTATCTGGAGCGACAACACTTTTTAAGTCGCTTGGCTTTATCTCTTCGATTGTCTTACGAGTCTGTGGCTCCATTACTTTGTATGTAAAGGGGATCCCATCAGTCGAGATGGATTGACGTTCTATGTCCCGATTCCATGTTTTCATCCCAAGTTCAGTCGGAGACATTGTCGCCTTTAAATCTCTTGGGAAATCTTTAATATCCTTTCCTTGACTAAGCCAATACTCAGTCTCAAAACTTTTTAGAGGATAATAAGCTGATTCTGGTATATTAATTTTGTTGATCGGGAGTGCTTTTTCAGACCACTTTTCAATATTTTTTCTCCTCATAACCTTTACTGGTATGACATCAATACCTAATTCTTTTGCTATCTCTAATCTATTATTCCCTTCACTTATAACTGCATTACCATTTCTATCAACATCAAGGATGATTGCTTCTTTTATGCCATTTTTTTCGATGTCTTTTTTTAGTTCTTCCCTGCCCCACATCCCACCCGGCTCTTTGACCCTATCAAATTCCTTATATTTCCATACTGATTCTATCGGGACTAACTGCATATCCCTATAATAGGGTGAATCAGTTTTTTTATACTCGTCAAAATTATCTATTGTTTTTATTTTTGCTGCACTGTCACTCTTATTTACTGTCGGTTTAATCTCATCAATCACTCTGCGATAACTGAATGGAATACCTTCACTCGATACTGTTTTTATCTCTTGCTTAAACGGGTTCGGGACTTCTGTCCACGAGCCACGACCATCGTCAACTAATATCGTGTCTTCACCTCTACCAATAAAATCGGGATTGCTCGTGAGATCCGGAAGCCTCTGAGTGTCAATTCCCTTCGGCATCAACTCGTTAAATTTCGCACGACCAGTGTCGCCTCTAATCTGTCTCTTTAAATCTGCGTCAATCCTCTGCTGCTCTCTTTGTATGCGCCAGTTTTCGTGTTCCTTAGACTCACCAATATCTGTATATCCACCGCCATAGGACGGCTCTGGATCGTAACTCGGAGTCGGTTTCATTATCTCGTCAAATTCAGCCGGGGTCATATCACGACCATAAATCGACTCATACTCTTTAAAGAACTGCCCTTGAATCTTCGGTCTCTCGATCGGGGTCTTTAAGAACTGCTGCATCGCGTCCTTGCCAATTGAGTTCTTCTGCGCGAATGTATCAAACATGGCACGAGCAAGCAGAACCTTCTTGTCAACCATAGGAAGAATAGGACTGTTGACTGTGCTTATCGGTAATGCTGAACTATTAACCATCCCCATCGTCATAAGCCGTACCCGAAATCACCCTTCTTTATTTTCTCAACCTCTAACATCTCACCGTACCGACCGACTTCACTCTTAACATCCACATAGTTCGGAACCAGTATCTGTTCCGCATACGTCATCGTATCAACAATGTCATCGTGAATACTTGAACCAATCGTCAATAGCTCCTCACGAGCTTCAAACATCTCTTCCCCAATCCAGTATCGATGAGCCTCAAACAACGGTTGCAACGTAGCCGTGATCCTTTTAATCTTGTTCCGTATAGATTGACCGCTACTGACCGATACGTTCTTCAGCGGGACTATCGGGACATTCACTTTCCGGCTCTCACACTGTTTTAAGAATGATTGAAAAAACGATTTCTCAGTTCCACTATCCGGAACACCAACGGTCTGAACCTTGTCACGATTAGCCAAATACATGTTTATGACCGAATCAATAAAATCGCCAATTGAGCTATGAGTACGGATGTAATTCACTAAGTAACGATTCATCTGCGGATCAATCCCGACTAAACTCGCAACCTTATAATCGCTTTTCACATCCTCTGAATACGCGGGGTCAACCGCAATCACACAACTCAACTGGCTTGGTAACTCTTTCCAGTATCGTAAGTCCTTGTCCTTGACCGGAGCGGTCTCGTCACTCACGGGCTTACACATGTATTCACTTGAAAAATAATTAGAACCTAACTTCTGTTTAATGTCCTGTAACCGACTATGAGGAAATTCATCAGCCCATGCCTCGTTACCCTCGATCTCTGGACAACTACCGTCCTCCAAAACCTTATAAGCCGGGAATCTCAACTTGAACCATCCGTTGTCCGGTGTGTCTGCGATCTGTCGTAAAAAACATAATGTGTGAACCGGAGTTCCAAAGTAAATCATCTGACCGTTCCCCAACAACTTCGGGATCAACTCCTTCAATACCCGCTTCCGTAACTTCTCACGCTGCTCGTCACTCAGAACCGATTCCTCATCCTCTAAGTCGTCCAGAACAATCAACCCTCTACGACCACCTCTTAACTGACCGCCAATCCCCTGTCCTTCAAACGCTACCCCGTTACTTAATACAAAATACGTCTCAGCCCATTTACCCGTTGTCATGTCACCAAAGAACTGACGGATCATCGCGTTTGACTCGAATTCCTTCTTTATCACCCGCATCGCTTCATTCGTGATGAATGTCTCAGACTTACTTAATAGACTTATGTCCCCATACCTCTTGAATATCGCGAAATGGATCGCGTAAATTATCAAACCCAATGTCGACTTAGCACCACCTCTAAAGACTTCAACTAACATGTACTGATGCTTCGGTAACTCCCGGTATATAACATCGTGGAACCCACTAGACCTCTTCTTCAAAAGGTGCGGGAAGAAATCTTCAGCAAATGCCCTTACATCATTCCCCCATAACTTGTATACCTTTTCACGCTCTTCTATACTTAATGGCATCTATGTACTCCAATCAAGACTTTTTGCTCTATAACGCATTTAAACGCGAATGGCGTGTATACTGCCTGCCTATCCACATCCACTACCCAATCTAAAAATAGCTAGAATTTTAGCGACCAGTCATATATATATACAGGGGGGGTGGGCGGGGGTTGACCCAATCCCACCAAAAAAGGGATTCCTTACCCTCCATCCATAGCCACCCTCATACCGTCTGTATGTGCATAGGGTTAATTACTTATATATCAATGACTTGCGTATGTGCATCCACCTACATAACTGTGTGTATTAAGCCGTTATTGGTGTAACCCATTGATAATACACTAGCGTACATAAAATGCGTCCTATAACAGTTATTTTGTAACATTTCCCCTCACGCCTAATTGACTTGTACGACCTCTTGATTATTCTGCATATTGAGTCTATTGGTTGCCCTCTTCTCTAACTCTATTATTGGTGATAAGATACCGAGATTCTGCGTGTTTATCTCGCCCAGACCCTTTATCTTGCTGAGAACTTCCAACATTCTGGCTTTTACCTGGTCATTTCGTGTGGATCGCATCAAATTCAGCATCTCTTGCAATATAAACTTCTCATCGATTAGCTTATCGAAATCGATTTTCGCCAGTTCACGGTGTAAAATATTCCATACGTTTACATTAAGTAGCAACCTAGACCCAGAAGAGCGTGCATTGTCATCATCCGTTGACTCATAAACGTCCTTATAGGCTTTTGTTGCATTGAATCCATGTTCTATATACTTCTGCACAAATAGTTCGTATCGTTTCTCAAGTGATCCTCTATCTTGTTTATATCCTCTAGGCATTGCATAGCCCCTTGTTTTGTTTTATTTCCCCCGACCCATTGCTTATATTATTAGTAGACCGCTCGATCTCTTGAATCTTTCTGCGGAGGTCGTCTAGTATTCGTTTGTTTTTATTTGTTTTTAGTGTCTCCATCTTTCGGACATCCGTTCATCTTTGATATTGTTGTTTCGTAAAATGTTTGCCTTTGGTTTTTATTCTTCTCACCCAACCCGCACCGCATTACACCTTGATACTCACCGCAATGCGGACAACTTATATTTGTAATAGGACATTTCTCATACACTGCATTACCGCCCTTATCAAATTCAATCCCGACCGACCAATTACCCCGTGACTTCCATCCCATATCACAAACTCTGTATTACCCGGCTTAACATGATCACATCTTGCATTATCGATTCGTCCAACTCGTAGAAGAACCCTTGCTTCCATTCGTCTAGCCGGTGTAGCTCAACCCATTCACCACCATCACATAAGCTGTCAGATACTTCTCTTGTTTTTACTCTCCCCCGGACTGCTAGCTGCTCGCGCTGTATATACATACCTTCTCCCCTCATATATAGTATGATAGTCTCACACTATTAAAATTGTTGTTTATTATCAATAGGTTACAGCAATTGATAGTCTCATTTGCTATTTTGGGGCTAGAATCCGTACATCTTACGGACTTCGTGTCGTAGTCTGTAAAGGTGAGCTTTTGAATATTTTGTGGTCAAACCTTTGGCTATCTTATACCAATCTCTCTCGTGGAATATTACGCATAAAAGAACAATCGCTCTTATCCATTGCCTCTCTTTCAATTATTTTCCCCCGCGTACTCAAATCGTTTGTTAAATGGGTTCTGTCTTATGACATCGTTGCTACTAGCTTCTTGCCATTCTTTTTGAAATGGATTGTACCGTTGGAACGCGTAACACATTGGAGCGTTTATCGCTTCAATTATTGAGACAATTACTAATAACAAAATCGCTGTTTTCAATATAACTCCCCCCTTTCAATGTTGGTATAGTAACAACCGTATTCTTCTAACATTTCCCTTAGTTCGTCCGGCATCATAAACTCGTTAACTCCTTTTATCTCTCTTGTGTGCTTTTTGTTGTTTTTTCTCCACTCCAAACTCTCCGGCGGTTGCAGGAACTTGAGATGGTGCAGGAACCCATCACAGAAGGTCGCAAATGCCCCGTAAACGCATCTTATGTCCCTAAGCATAGTCCCACCCCTAACCAATACAATTGGCGTGTGTCCTGTGTCGTAATCGTATATATGGCTCATGTCTTTATACGCCTTTACTTCCATTGCGAATGCCGTGACTTCAGACTCTTGGATCGCACATGCGAGTAACACTATCTGGTCAGCCTTTAGAATGATCTCATCAGAATCCAACACGAATATTAAATCGTAATCCCTTAGCAGGAATAGACCATAGTTTCGTTGCTCGGTCTGGTCTTTGGTATCACACATATAGACTTCGACATTGTCCGGTAGCTCTGTGTGCGTTTCATCTTCCCCCGATCCGTCCCACGGCTCTTCGTTCTTTAGCAGAATTATCTTATCAATCCACCCTATCTCTTTAAGTAAAAGAGGTAAAAAATAGGTCATCTTGAATACTGGTATTATGGCTCCAATTTTCATTTAAACCCGCTCCCGGTTCTTTGTAATAACAACTCATAGTCATCTTTGTTGTATTTCTTTTTACTGCGATCATTTCGACCGTCTATTTCTTCCAAATAAGCCAACGGTTCATAACAGAATTCATTGTGCATCTTAGCAAACATTGTTATCTCATCATCGGCACCATGATTCTTATATCCGGGATAGAATAACCCAAATCTCGCGTAATATTCTTTACTTATCACCCCGGTACTTGCTATCTTGCCGTCCCACTTCCCATCATTGAACGCGCACAATCCCTTATTCTCTAACTGCATCCTAGCAATTGCTAATTTCAAATAATCCTTTCGCGGCTTGTAATCAGCGCAAGAAAAACAGTAATAGTCGAAATGTAATTTTGATACAATATTGTTGTGCATATTAACCCAACCGATCATGCCGACATCCTCTTCACACACCACATAGCATTCTACACCCGCTAATTCTTTGTGTATATTAACCGCGGTCTTAACCAAGCACTCGTCATACTTCGCGTATGGTATACCAACAATCACAATCGGGTATAACATTATTCCCCCTTGAGCTTCTTTGTGTAGTTTCTCTTGAACATAACCTTCCATTGTAAATGAACCGCTAGGAATATCATTCCACCTATTAACATACCCATACAAATCCACGATGTGACCACATGCCTAACTGACCAATGCCAATATAACTGGCTTATCGTTGCACCATACTTTAGTGAAGTGAATCCTTCCATCAATCCAACCGTAGCACCAATCGTTGCCATTGTGATGAACCAATACCTTCTAGCTAATCCAGATAAGAATAAAGTCCAACATACTAATCCACCGACCAAACCGATGATAAAAAATACCTCGCCCATTATGCACTCCTTAATGGTTCATCATCTTTAATCTTATTAACAAATTGATACTCCCGTAATCTATGTGAATGTTCCTTAAACGCTAACTTTAATGAAGCGATTTCCTCGTTTAATCTCCTCACGTTTCGTCCATTCTTCTCACCTGAGTCTAACTTAGTCTTTAGTATGTGAGCCTTGAACCTTGATATTGCATTAGACCATTCCTTGTCTTTTTTCTTGTGTTGCCCGATTGAATCAATATAAACATTCATCATGTGCAAATGTGTCTTTTGAAATCTGT